ATGGGTGGTGGAGCAATGTATAAAAAAGGTGGTTCTGTTAAAAAGAAAAAACAGGGATACAAAGATAGAAAAGACGAATCTATTGCTATGAGAATTAGAAAAAAAAGAACTAAGAAGCAATTAAAAGCTTCTGCTAATGAGTCTTATGGTAAATTTGGTTCTAAAGCTAAAAAATCTGGCAAAATAAACAAGTAGTTTATTATGTTTAAAAAGTGGTTAGATAAAATAGTTGAAAAACTATTTGGAAAGAGATGTAAGTGTAATGACTAAGAAAAAAATACCTGCTGGTAAAAAAGGTAAAGGATTAAGAGCATTAAAAAAGAAAGCACCACAAGTTGCAAAACGAATGGGCTACAAGAAAGGTATGAAAGTTAGATAATGAAAAAAGGATACCATAAAACTAAAGACGGACGAACGGTTAAAAAAGGTTTGTATTATTATATGAACAAAGCCAAAAAATCCGGCAAAAGCAGACCAGGTAAAGGCACTGTTACAGATAAAGCTTTGAAAAGATCTGCAAAGACTGCAAAGAAAAAGTAATATGAGAAAACAGGATAATATGCCTGCAAGAAACAAGAAGAATTTCAGACCTACAAAGTCTGGAGCAGGTATGACACGAGCCGGTGTCGCTGCTTATAGAAGAAAAAATCCCGGTTCTAAATTAAAAACAGCTGTGACTGGTAAAGTTAAGAAAGGGTCCGCTGCCGCTAACAGACGAAAATCATACTGCGCAAGAAGTGCAGGTCAAATGAAAAAATTTCCTAAAGCAGCAAAAGATCCTAATTCTAGACTACGTCAGGCTAGAAAAAGGTGGAAGTGCTAGATCGATTTATTTATAACTGTTTTGCTAAACTTGATGATGCTATTGCATTTGTTGAGACGTATGTTATTAAAATGACTGAATGGTGCTGGCATACCAGAGTTAAACTTTTAAAAAAGAAAAGGAAGAGAAAAAATGGATGATTTATTAGTAATAGATAAACTTAAGAAAACACTTAATGCAACTCTACAACAAATTGGAGACAGTATGATTACTGGTGGGGTTGACAGTATGGAAAAATATAAGTATATGCTGGGACAAGCACACGCTTATCAATTAACACTACAGGAAATCTCTAACCTGCTAAAACCAAAGGAGCAAAAAAATGAGCAAGGAAACATTATCGACATCGGGCAAGGAAGTCCCAAAAATTAAATTAGGTCTTCAAGACAAATACGAAGCAGAAAAAAAAGAAGAACCTCACGCAATCAGATTAGACGAAAACAATATTAAAGATGTAGCTGACCAGTTACCAGAACCGGTTGGGTACAGACTTTTAGTTTTACCTTTTACACCAAAAGAGAAAACTAAAGGTGGAATTTTATTCTCTCAAGAACAATTAGATAAAGCTAGAATCGCAACAACTTGTGGTTATGTTTTAAAAATGGGAGATCTTGCATACGCGGACAAAGATAAATTTAATAAGCCGTGGTGTAAAATAGGAGATTGGGTAATGTTTGCTAGATATGCTGGTGCACGTTTACCGATTGAAGGTGGAGAAGTGCGAATACTAAACGATGATGAAGTGTTAGGGACCATAGGTGATCCTGAATCAGTTCTTCATTATATTTAACAACATAGGAAGGATACTATGCCAGAAGAAAATGAAAAAACAGAAAATCTAATTGATGTCGGTGAAGCTGATCAAGAAGCAACTGAAATTAATTTAGATGATAAAGGTGAACCAGAAAAGGTAGAAGCCGTAGAAGAAACTGTAGAAGTTGAAAGGGTAGAAGAACCTGTTGAAACTAAAACAGAAGATAAAAAAGATGAGTTAAAAGAATATAGTGATGGCGTTCAAAAACGTATTGCTAAATTAACTCGTAAGATGAGAGAAGCAGAAAGACAAAAAGAAGAAGCTGTAGCTTATGCTCAATCTATTAAATATAAAAATGATGAAATGGAAGGACGTATCTCTAAGATGGATACTTCTTATGTTTCTGAATTTGAAAGTAGAGTTAAAACAGGTTTAGCAGCAGCAAAACTAGCACTTAAAAATGCTATTGAATCCCAAGACGTTGAAGCACAGATTGCAGCACAACAGCAGTTAGCAGCTTTAACTATGGATGAAGCTAGAGTTAATTCTTTAAAAGTTGCAAACGAAAACAAACCACAACCACAACAAAGAGAAGTAAATATTACTCCTCAACAAAGAGCGCCTCAACAGCAATCTGATCCTAGAGCTGAAGACTGGGCATCTAAAAACAGTTGGTTTGGTAATGATTCTGCAATGACTTATACTGCCTTTGATATTCATAAAACATTGGTAGAAAAGGAAGGATTTGATCCTCAATCAAATGATTATTATGCTGAAGTTGATAAAAGAATAAGACTTGAATTTCCGCACAAATTTGATAAGGTAGAGGACACTTCTACAGAAAGAGCAAAACCTGCTCAGAATGTAGCTTCGGCTAGACGTTCAGCCTCAACAGGACGCAAAAAAACTGTAAAACTCACGCCTTCGCAGGTAGCAATTGCTAAAAGATTAGGTGTGCCGCTAGAAGCTTATGCAAAACAATTAAAAATCACGGAAGGAGCATAAAATGGAAAATGAAAAAATAAAAACTTCTCGTGCGAGTCAAACTAGAGACAAAATAGAAGTCAAAAAAGTTTGGACTCCACCCAACTCACTTGATGCACCACCAGCGCCGTCTGGTTATAGACATCAATGGATACGTTCTGAAATACTTGGAACATCAGATGCTAAAAATGTAGCATCATCTTTGAGAGAAGGATGGGAGTTAGTGAGAGCTGACGAATATCCAGACACTCAATATCCAGAGATGACAGAAGGCAAATACGCTGGAATTATCGGAGTGGGAGGCCTATTGCTGGCTAGGATACCAGAGGAGATTGCGCTTCAAATCGATGCTTATTATAAAAAGCAAAACGATGCGAAAGAAGAAGCAGTAGAGAACAATCTTATGAAGGAACAGCACCCAAGTATGAAATTCCATAAGGAATCTAATACTCGTGTAACTTTTGGTGGTACAAAGAAATAGTCTTATAACAATTTCTAAGTCCAACAAAATAAATTAAACCGTACTGGAGGCCCTTCGGGGCAGGTACATAAAAAGGAAACAAATACTATGGCAAATGCAAGTACAACTGGTTTTGGGTTAAGAACTTCTATGACGCTTGGAAATACTCCGGCGACTTCAGGACAATCTAACTACAAAATCAAATCAGGCCTAGGTGTTGGTATCTTCAAAAATAACCCAGTGTCACTTCAAGATGCAGGTGGCGATCAAGGTTATTTACAAGATGCAAGTTTCGCAACAACTGACGACGGTGGAGCAGGTGGAGCAGCGTATGAAAATACAGGTCACGCTCCTCTAATTGGTGTGTTCAATGGCGCTTTCTATATAGATAACGCTACTAGCAAACCAACTTTTGCTAACTCAGTTGCAGCAAGCACAACATTTGGAACTGACTATAATACAGGTAGCAACGACGGAATAGGTTTTGTAAATGACAACCCGCAACAAGAATATGTTATTAAAGCGGACGCGGCAGTTACTCAAGCTATGATCGGAGATGCTGGCTACAACACAAATAGCTTTACAGCAGGAAATGCTAAAGACGGTCAATCAACTGTTACTTTAGACATTGGTGGCGGAGCAGCAACAACTCATATGTTCAAACTAGTGAGATCAGCTGATGACGTCGAAAACAATGATCTATCAGCAGTAGGTGCGAACGTAATAGTAGCAATTGCACAAGCTAGTAACTTGTATAACTAATCGAATAGGAGATAAATAACTATGGCAATATCAAGAGCACAACTAGTTAAAGAACTAGAGCCAGGTTTGAACGCTTTGTTCGGTCTGGAATACAAACAATACGGCGAGCAGTGGACTGAAATTTTCGACACTGAATCATCTGACAGAGCTTTCGAAGAGGAAGTAATGTTAGCTGGTTTCGCAAACGCGGCAGTTAAACCTGAAGGTCAAGGGGTTGGCTACGACGATGCACAAGAAACTTTCACAGCTCGTTACACTAACGAAACGATCGCTTTAGCGTTCGCAATCACTGAAGAAGCGATTGAGGACAACTTGTATGATAGACTTGCGTCTAGATATACAAAAGCTTTAGCAAGATCTATGGCGTCTACAAAAAACATTAAAGGCGCAGCAGTATTAAACAACGCGTTTGATGCGACTTATGCTGGTGGTGATGGAGTTGAATTATGTTCAACTGCCCATCCTACATTAGCAGGTACGTTTTCAAATGAGTTAACAGTAGCTGCTGAACTTAATGAAACATCTTTAGAGCAGTCTTTAATCGACATTGCTGCACTAACTGATGAAAGAGGCCTAAAAATTGCAGCGACAGGTGTAAAATTAATTATACCTTCAGCGCTTCAATTTACTGCTGACAGACTTATGAATTCTGCAGGCAGAACTGGTACAGCTGACAATGACATTAACGCAATCAGAAATATGGGAATGATCTCTGGTGGATATGTAGTAAATAACTACTTAACTGCTGCGAAGAAATTCTTCATCAAAACTGATGTGCCTAATGGTCTTAAACATTTCAGCAGATCACCTATCAAAACTTCAATGGAAGGTGACTTTGATACTGGAAACGTTAGATACAAAGCTAGAGAAAGATATGTTTTTGGATTCTCTGATCCAAGAGGTATCTTTGGTTCAAACGCTACGTAATCAATAATTTTAAAGGGGCCGGACACAATTCGGCCCTTTTTATTAAATAAGGTGAAAAAATGAAGAAATTCCTAGTAAATATATGGGCTTACGACTACCACGGAAAATTTGAAGTGGAGTCTGATGACAATCCAACCTCATTGGAAAAAGCAATAGTTGACAAACTAGGACAAAATGATATTATCTGGGAAACAACGGGAATGTTTTCTCCGTTAAACAGAATAACCTATGAGGAGGTTACTTATGATACAAGACCTATACAAACAAAAAAGGTCATTGGAGTTGAAGTGGGAACAGGAGCATCTGGATAATAACAGATACACTCTTGAAATGGTGAGAATCGATGATAAGGTAAAAGAGATCATCACAAAAATCAAGTTAGAAGAAGCAGCCATTGCTCACAGACAGAACAATATAGAAGGTTCTGCTCCAGAAGTTTCTGTAGCTACTTAATTAAAAGCTACATTTAAAAATCACACATATACCGTAGGCTCTCTTGCGCTCTATTAAAAACTAGTGTATAAATTAATCACTATACATTTAATAAACGATGAATGCTGACGCGTATAGTCGACAGCCCTAGGGACAGTATTCAGATATCTAGGAGGATATTAATATGGCAAATACTACATTTTCGGGACCGATAAGAGCGGGAACGATTTCAAACACTACAGGTACAACACTTGGTGATAACGTTGCAAACGTTGGTCAAGTTGTTATGTCTCAATCAATTATGATTGATGCAGCAGTAGCAGCTGGAACAACTACTTACAACGTAGGTGTAATACCAAAAAACTCACAACTACTTACAACT